TCAATTTACTGGGCATGGCGTTAACTCATATGATACAGCATTGTATATTCATAGTTATAGCTTCCAACAAGTAGCTGAAATATATGAAGAGGATACTGTTGGACCGGATCTAGATGTTGCATTTAGAAATATTGATTTCAAAATCTTTCTTGATTTTGGTACCCAAGTTGAATTTTTACAGGGTACTCCTGACCTTGACGATACACCATTGTAGGAGATATGATGAGTATAGATATCAAAATCAATAAACCTTTTCCTGATTATCAGGTTGGTCAAATTGTTACCATCCAAGTTGATGGTGATGGTACACCTCTGGATTATTTCTGGAGGCGTAGGCTCAAAGATGCTAAGATAGATAGTTGCTGTGAAATTGTTAAGCCAGCGACAAAGAAAGTGGCGACGAAAAAATTTGTTGCTACAAAAGAGGAGAATAAATAATGGGCCAGACTCAAATTCTACAGCCCGAAGTTACACTGACGCTGGCTAATGCAGATCGCACAGTCAGCAACAAAGATCAAAAGGTGCTTATTGTAGGTCAAAAAATAGCAGCTGGTAGTGCTGTTGATGGAGTGCTTCAAGTAAATATATCTAGTAGTGGTGCTCCTGAGAATGCATTGTTTGGTGAGTCGTCGCAAGTTGCGGCAATGGTGAGAGCATTCAAACTTGTTAATCCTGTTGTCCAGCTTGATGTTATTGCTTTGGATGATGCTGCTGGTACTGCACGAGTTGTCGATATTACAATTGTAGGAACTGCGACTGAAGCTGGTACGTTGGTAGTTGTTGCTGGATCAGAAACTTTACACAGGTTTGAAATTGCTATAGCTGATACTGATACGGCTACTATAATAGCAGGTAAAATTGTCGCTGCTGTTAATGCTGATACTAAAGCCCCGTTCACTGCTTCTAATGTTGTTGGTGTTGTATCGCTCACTGCTGATAATCTTGGCACAGTAGCTAATGATCTTGGCGTCGAAACTTCTGGAAATATTGCTGGCGTTACTGGATTTGCTGTATCGGAAACTACTCCTGGTGCTACTGATCCTACTTTGACTGGCGTTCTTGATGTTGCCACCGATAGATACCAGGCAGTTATTTGGCCTTATAGTGTTGGTACTGCTATTGATACTTTGCTTTTGTTTTTGGATCCGAGATTCAATCCGACAAATGCTATCCTTGATGGAGTTGGATTTGTTAGTTTGGATGATACTCATGTAAATGCACTTGCTGCTGGTAACGCTGAGAATTCAGAAAGTCTGGTTATCTTTGCTGATAAAACTGAGAGTGAAACTAATTACCTTGGGCCTGCGATGAATGAACCGTCTTATTCTAAGTCGGCAACTGTTGCTGGTATTAGGGCTTTGCGTTTGACTCAAGATGCTGCTATCGCTAGATTCCTGACAAGTTCAGCATCGCTAGATCAATTCGGTGGTCCGGCACTAGCCTCACTGCCTTACTTCAATACTCCAGTGCCGCAATTTCCGCTCATTGCTGCAGGTAGAGGTTGGACTGATCTTGAACTTGAACAGCTGCTTGATGCTGGCGTTTCTGTTATAGGTAATAATTCAACTGGTACTACTGCGTTGATTGGTGAAGTTGTTACAACGTTCAAAACTGATTCGGCTGGTAATGAAGATATAACATTCAAGTTTTTGAATTTTGTGGATACTTCCAGCAATGTTCGTGAATATTTCTTCAATAACTACAAGAAGAGATTTGCTCAGTCTCGTCTTACACAGGGTGCTGTAAGTCGTGGTCGAGATATGGCAAATGCGGTGGTAATCAGAGCATTTACTGAGCAGCTGTATAAGGATCTTTCTGGACCTAATTTTGTTTTGGTTCAAGATGGTCCGACTGCGTTTGCGTTCTTCAAGAAAAATATTACTATTGTTCTTGATCTTGCTAATGGTAAGGTTACAATCACGATGTTCGTGCCAATTGTAACGCAACTTCGTCAAATCATTGCGACAATTAAGATCGCATTTGATACAGAGGGTTAAAAATGCCTATTCAACTATCTGATGCCGCAGTTCTTGTCAATGATGAGGTTGTGGCAATTGTTCCCAACACTCTGAAATATACTGAAGGGATCGGTGAACAACAAGTGCGAGCAGCATCTGTAGGAGCTGGAGCAGTAGAGCAGATTTATTCACGTGATGTTGAATCTGCTTTAAGTAAAGTCATGTTTGATATTCATACTACTCCAGATAACGTTGCGCTACAGCTAACTTGGAAAACAAATGGTAATAAAAATGTCGTAGCAATTGCTGGATCAACTGATGAGGGTGAAGTTACTCGCACATTCACCCAAGCTGCTATGACAGGCGATCCAGAAATTGAAATTGGTACCGAGGGTGTAATCAATATTGAGTTCATGTCTAACGCAGCAATTTAATAGGATGAAATCCCGCCATGTCAGACTTGAAAACTGAGTTTCAATATGTGCTAAAAACTCCATTTAGTTATGCGCATAAAGGTGAAACTATTAATGCTAAATTTGTTGTTCTTAAAGCGCCTACATCACGTACCACTGATGAATGCGCTGCTTTGAAGCAAGCATTTTTTAGAGCAATGAGTGATTCAGAAAGTGGCACTAGTACTGCTGACGTAGATCCTGATATGAAAATTGAAGGTTCTGATGTTATGGCGATGCTTGCTATGGCTAAGAATGTTGACTTGCCTGAGGTAATGAATGTTGCTAAAAAACTATTTCAACAATCTGGCATAGCATTGATCGACGGTGAAACTAAATTTGGCAATGAGCTTATGAATAGAATGAGTGTTGATGATCTTGAAGATATGATTGGTGAGTACATGGTAAATTTTATACTAGCGTCTTCATTGAAGCGTCTGAGAGAGAAATCCGTCAAGGTATCACAAACTTGATGTCATTCTTTGAAGGCGCATTGGGATATTCAGAATTGAGAGATATGCCATTGATAGAAATGGCTGCGTTGCAAATTGAAGCAAAACGAATTGCAAATTATAGAAATAGGAAAAGGTAATGCCTAATAGAGTTGTTTTCACTATATTTGCTAGAGATAAATTCAGTGTTATTGCTAGAAAGATTAAAGCTAGCACTGCTGCTATGAAAACTCAATTCAAATCTTTGAATAAAACAATTGAAAGAACATCTGCAAAGATGAAGCAGATAGGTAGCAGTCTAAAGAGAGTTAGCATAGGAGCAGGTTTAGCTGTTGCTGGATCATTAAAAGCATTTAGTGATATGGAGAAAGGCGTTACAAATGTTCTTACATTGTTGGATGAAGAGCAAGTAGCCAAATTTGGTGGAGCACTAGAGAAAATGGCTACTGAATCACTTACCAAATTTGGATTTAGTACTGAAGAAACAACGAAAGCTCTTTTTGATAATGTATCAGCAATGGGTACAAATACAAGATCACTTGAAGCATTTGGTGCTGCTCAAAGATTGGCCGTCGGTGGTGTTACAAGTCTTGATGTTGCAGTTGATGGTATTACATCACTAATGGGCGCATATGGTGATGAAATTGAATCAGGAGAAGAAATAGGAAATGCATTCTTTGCATCTCAAAAAGCTGGTAAAGTTACTGTAGCTGAATTGGCAGCTAATGTAGGTAAAGTTGCACCAATTGCTAAGAGTGCTGGTATTGGATTTAAAGAGTTGTTGGCTACAATGTCACAGCTTACTTTGGGTGGTCTTTCAGCAGAAGAAGCGACAACTTCATTGAGAGGTGCCATCACTAGTTTGTTGAAACCTTCAGAAGAATCTAAAAAAATTCTTAAAGCAGAAGGTATTGCATTTGGTGCCGCTGCTCTTAGTGCTCAACCATTTACTAAAACTCTTGAACAGATAAATAGATTGAGAGAAAAGAATGAGGATTTGCTAATAAAGGCAATTCCAAATATTCGTGGTTTTACTGCCGTAGCATCATTGGAAGGTGATGCTCTAGAAAATATTAACAAGACAGTCAAGTCCATGAATAAGGATCAATTGAGTCCTGCATTTGATGCGCAAATGAAAACATTTGCTAAATCGACTGAATTGCTTAGAGGCAATGTTGTAGCTTTAGGAATAGAAATTGGTGATAACCTAGCTCCAATGTTTCTATTTATAGCTGCGAAAATAAGAGGATTGATTGATTGGTTCCAATCCTTGTCTGATACTACAAAGAAGTGGATCTCATTTGGATTGCTTTTTGTAGCAATTTTGGCACCTATAATTATTGGCCTAGCAGTTATGATGACCGTACTTGCTGGTAT